CTTGGATGGAAGAGTTTTTAATTAAAAATTATAAGGAATATTAATGGAAGAGGAATTAGATATTGTATTTGAACCAGATTTTGAAATTGGTACAATTCACTGATGAAACAATGTCAGTTATGCGGTTGTTCTTGTCATTGTGGAACATCCTGTATGTGCGAATGTGCAAGGTGCGTGCATGACGATCAGCCGGAGCCAGATGAGACAACAGATAACGAAACCAGGAGTGAAACGTAATGGCAAAACTATGCGCAAGAGGAAAAGCCGCCGCAAAAAGAAAATTTAAGGTCTACCCTAGTGCTTATGCAAACATGTATGCGAGTGCTGTATGTTCAGGCAAGGTTACTCCAGGTGGTAAGAAAAAAGTTCAAAAGAAAGCAGACGGAGGCAGACTTACTACAACTGTCCCGCCAATGAGAGGTCCTAATCCTCAAGGTCTTACAAATAAACTATCACAAGAAAGAAAAATGGTATCGAGCTACAAACAAGGTGGCGTTGCCAAAGGTTGTGGTGGTGTGATGAAAAATCGTAGAAAAAAAACTAAAAGATCCTAATGGCTAAAAAAGGATTAAGAGCTTGGGTAAAAGAAAACTGGGTTGACATAGCTAATCCAAGATCAGACGGCTCGTTTCCTAAATGTGGTAGAAGTGGTGGAGAGAAAAGAAAAAAATATCCAAAATGTGTCCCCATAGCAAAAGCTAGGGCGATGTCAAAAGGACAACGTGCAGGAGCAGTTAGAAGAAAACAAGCAAAAGCTAACACCGGTCCTACACCTTCAAGAGCAGCAACCTTTGCCAAGAAAAAAACTAGCAGAAAAAATAAAAGATGATGTGATTCAATGGTCTAAGCAAGTCTTAGAACCAATGAACAAACATTTAGGTTTTCCAGCATGTCCCTTTGCAGCCAAATGGCGAAAAGATAAAAAGTTAAGAATTGAAGTTCGTATGGATAAGTCAAAGTACGAAAAACATTTAAACACTTTAATTAAGTCCTGGAATAAAAAAGAACACGATATTTTAATATTTTGTGATCCTTTCTTTAATCAGTATTCTTTTGAACAGTTTAATGAAAAAGTAAATTTCTATAATAAACTCTACAATAGAAGAGACGTATATTTCATGGGCTTTCACCCTGATGTTCCGGCTACAGTGGAGGGTCAAGAGTTTTTAGTTGATCCTACAGATAATTGCACCTATGAAGGTAATCTTGAATATTCCATGATGTTAATACAAAAGTTTAAACAGCTGTATGAAGCAAGTTGCAAACTCCATAAGATAGGCTATTATGAGAAATGGCCAGCTGAGTATTACGACGAGGTTGTAAAAACTCGGCAAGATAAATACGAAAAACTTTTTAAAAAGGAGAAGAAAAATGCCAGGTAAAACAAAAAACGTAGTAGGCATGAAAATGCGTGGTGGTGGTAAAGTCAACAAGATGCGTGGTGGCGGTAAAGTCATGATGGCAAAAGGTGGCAAGATGGTTACAAAGAAGGGCAAGAAGAAATCTGTCGTTAAAAAAAGAGGATAACCTGAATGGCCACATCTGGAACAACAACTTTTAATTTAGAGCTCGATGACATCATAGAAGATGCCTATGAGAGATGTGGCTTATCAGGAAGTAGAACTGGTTATCAGTTAAGATCAGCCAGAAGAAGTTTAAATCTTTTATTATCAGAGTGGGGTAATAGAGGTGTTCATATTTGGAAAGTAGAAAATCACACTCAAAATTTAACAGCAGGCACTACAACGTATACAGCACCAAGTGATGCAAGTGATGTTTTAGAAATGGTTTTTAGAAACGGATCTACAGATACTACGATGACAAAGATATCTAGATCTGAATATCAAGCTATACCAAACAAAAGTTCTGAAGGTCAACCAACACAATATTTTATTCAAAGAAATTTATCTAATGTTCAAATTAATTTATATCTAACTCCTAATACAACAGACACTCAAATTAATTATTATTATTTAGGAAGAATTGAGGATGCGGGAGCTTACACAAATACTCCTGATGCTCCATATAGATTTTTACCTTGCATGGTTTCAGGCCTTGCTTATTTCTTATCACAAAAAATATCACCTGAAAGAACACAGGCTCTAAAATTGTATTATGAAGACGAGATGCAGAGAGCTCTTACAGAAGATAGTCAATCAACTTCTGTTCATATTGTCCCTCAGAATTATTTTATAGGTAGTTAACATGGGTAACTTTGCTACTGGTAAACATGCCATAGCGATTTGCGATCGTTGTGGTCAACAATACAATTTTCATAGATTAAAAAAAGAATGGAACGGTTTGATGACATGTCCTGAGTGTTACGAGCCCAAACATCCACAACTAGACCCACCTCATCATAAGGCAGATGCTCAGGCACTCCCTTGGTCAAGACCCGCAAGACAAGAACCGATGACTGTTTTTGTTGGAGCTCCAGGCGATTCTGCTTTTGAGTCAGACGGAATGCAACCAGCACCGCAAAGCTCAGAGTTGATTATTGGATCAAGTATTGGTACAGTGACTGTGGTGATATCATGAATTATTCTGAACTTTTAGATAATGTAAGAAACTACACAGAGGTAACTTCTGACGTTTTATCTAATTCTGTAATTAACGTATTTATAACAAATATTGAAAATAAGATTGATAGAGCTATTGATGGAGATTATCAAAGAAGATTTGCTACTACCACTTTTGAAGCTAACAATGCTTTTTTAGATGTTTCCGGTCCTGAGGGAGGTTTTAGATTTGCAAGAGCTTTACAACTCGTAGAAACAGACGGAACACGAACTTGGTTAGAACAAAAAGATACCACTTTTATGGATGAATATTCTCCAGAAAGATCTACGACAGATGCCAATTTTACAGGTAAGCCAAAATATTGGGGTAACTGGGATGCAACTACTTTAATTGTAGCTCCTACTCCAAACCTGGCCTATACAGTTGAAATGTGGTATCAAGAAACTGCTGAAAGGCTTGGCAACGGTTCGGGTAGCACCAGCACAACAACTTTCATATCCAATAATGCACCAGAGGTTCTTTTATACGGAACTTTGGCAGAAACTTTTTCTTACTTGAAAAATGCACAGGATATGCAAATATACGAACAGAAGTTCCAAGGTGCTCTAAGTGAATTCGCTCAAGAGCAGATGGGACGTAAACGTAGAGACGAGTATGTAGACGGTGTCTTACGACTCCCTCTAAGATCAGTAGACCCAGGAGGTAAATAAACATGGCGATAAATCAAGCAGTCTGTGCTTCCTTCAAACAGGAGTTATTGGCAGGGGATCATGATATTGATAACGATACAATCAATCTTGCTCTCTACACAAACTCTGCAAGTTTAGACGGAAACACAACAGCCTACACAGCAACAAACGAAGTAGGCGCATCAGGAACATACGCAGCAGGTGGTGCAACTTTAACAGGTGCAACTATCGGCTTAACAGCAACAAGCCCAACAGCTTCAACAGCATTCGTTGACTTTGCAAACGCAAGCTTCACTTCAGCAACTATTTCTGCTCAAGCAGCTTTAATTTACAATAGATCATCAGCGAACGTAAACGCAGCTATTTGTGTTCTTGATTTTGGAAGTGTAAAAACATCAACAAACGGTACATTCACAATCGCATTCCCAACCAATGATGCTTCAAGTGCTATATTAAGATTATCTTAATTTAGAGGAGCATTACCATGGCAGATGCTTGGGGTGAAAATAATTGGGGCGAAGGCTTTTGGGGTCAACAAAGCTCGATCACAGTATCTGTTACTGGGTTATCGACTACAACAGCATTAGGCACTGAAACTGTCGAAGCTGATTGCTTAGTCACGTTAAGTTCATTACAAGTATCTTCCACTTTAGGTACTGCAATCGCAGAACCTGAACACGTAGTTTCTGTAACACCTGTTACTTTTCAAACACAATTATCTGGAGTCTTAGTAGAAGAAGGTGCTGGCGTTGTAGCTGGTAGTCTTCTCATGTCTTTTGCTACAGGTGATGAAACTGCATCAGGAACAGTTGATGTAGGTTGGGGTAGATCGACGTGGGGATCATTCACTTGGAATGAGAACATAGAATTTATTACTAACGTCACAAGCGTGACGATGTCTACGAACTTAGGTACACCTACAGTTGAAGTAGGAACAGGTGTTATAGTTTCTGTCACTGGTCTTGCGATGACAAGTGCCTTAGGTGATACAACTGAAACAGGAACTGCTTTAATTGAACCAACGGCTCTGACAATAGGAGCAGCTTTATCAGGAGCCACAGTTTCTGGTGAGGGTAGTGTTGCTGTAGTTGCACCTTCCGATCAGTTAGACTTTGCTATCGGAACACCTGTTATTGATATCTTTACACAGGTAGATCCAACAGCAGTTACTGCAACTACCACGTTAGGAACAACCACTATAGAGGCAGATGCTCTTGTTCAGCCTACTGGATTAGCATCAAGTTTCTCTGCGGGTACAGCAACGGCCACAGGTGGAACGGGTGTTATAGTCAGCGTTTCTACTGTTGCACTAAGTTTCTCTGCTGGCACCGCTCAAGGAATTGGTGAAGCTGTAGTAAATGTAACAGGATTAGACATGACAACAGCTACGGGCAATCCTTTCTCTACACCGTGGGCTAATGTAGTTACAGGAGCAAGTAATACGTGGACAGAGGTTAATGCAGCATAAAAAAGATGTTGCTCGAATAACAAAAAAAGATATATTTTAGTGAGGTAAAACATGGCAAGTACATATTCAGATAGACTTAAACTAGAACTCATGGCTACTGGCGCTAACGCCAATACATGGGGTACTAATACCAACAACAATTTAGACGTAATTGACGCTTTTGCAGCAGGTTATTTATCTAAATCTGTGGCAGGATCTTCTAATATTACTCTTACAACAGCAAACGCTTCTGATACAGCAGAAGCCTCCAATAAAGTAATTGAACTTACAGGTGCTTTAACAGGAGATATTGTCGTATTTATTCCTGCTGTTGAAAGTAACTATACCTTTTTCAATAATACAACAGGTTCACAAACACTAACAATTGCAGCCACAGGTCATCAAGCCAATGGTACTCTAATTACACAAGGTGCACACACAACAGTATATTGTGACGGTGCATCAAACTACAACGTAGAAATTTCAAGTTCAACAGATGCAGCTGCGTTAAATGCAGGTACTTTAGCTGACGCTAGATTCCCCGCTACTCTTCCTGCAGCATCAGGTGTAAACCTTACTTCTTTAAACGCATCAAATTTAGGATCAGGCACAGTTCCTGATGCAAGATTCCCTGCAACCTTACCAGCAGCAGATGGATCTGCTTTAACAGCTTTAAACGCAACTAACATTGCTTCAGGCACGTTAGGATCAGATAGATTACCTACCGTTCCAACAACAAAAGGTGGTACAGGATTAACCTCTATTGGTACTGCTGGACAAGTTTTAACTGTAAATGCCCCAGGTGCAGCTCTTGAATTTGCTGATGCTGCTGGTGGTGGCATAAGCACTACAACAACAACTTCTTTTACTAATCCCGGTACGTTTACAGCCGCAGCCGACTCTTTATTTATTTCAGTCGAAGCTGTTGGCGGAGGCGGAGGCGGAGGTGGCGCTCAGGGTGGAAACCCAGGTGGCACTGGTGGTGCAACAAGTT